TTAAAATAAAACCTAAAATTATAAAACTTTCCAAAAAATTTCAAAAAAATAAATTATGTACTCATTTTTATATTTAGAATAACTTTTGAGATACTAATACCAAATACTATATCATCTATGCTGTAAGCAAATCATTATATGATATATTGTATAACCCTTCCAAAGAATGCTTTAATACCTTCTAAGGACTACTTAAGGAGCCTCATTTTGAGTACATAATTAAAATAAAACCTAAAATTATAAAACTTTCCAAAAAATTTCAAAAAAATAAATTATGTACTCATTTTTATATTTGGTATTAGTATTCCAAAAGTTATTCTAAATATAAAAATGAGTACATAATGAGTAAAATGATAAAGAGCATTACTAAAAAGTTTGGAGAAATGTCTAAATGTGGTGTAAAATCAACATAATAATAATCCAATTATGAATGAAGTAACAGATACAAATGCAACTTTATATCTAATAGTAGTATTAAAGTATCTGTATTCATATATATATGCAAAAGCTTCAATAAAATATGTAATGGCAATTAACATGGTAATAGTTTTATTTTCTTGTAAAATAAATAATCTAATATATCCATATGTAAGAATCCAATAAGCTAAAAGGCGATTGTTAACTTGATAATGTATGTTTTTGTTAAAAATAAATAAATGTATTTTACCAATCAGAGTATTTGAAAATAATAAAATAGCAATAGCACATAATATATCGTAAATACTATTAAGAAAAACAAGCCACTTTAATCCTTCAATAAATTTTTTGAGTTGGTATAATTCAATTGACATTATATAATTTATTTTTATAGAACTTTATATATCATTTTTTATATTACTTCTTTTATTTTTCTTTTTATTTAGATAAGCTGTTCCATAGTGTAAAGATCTCGTGTTAGGCGCAATAACCCTTCTTTTAGATCAAGTTATTATATGATATATTGTATGACCTTTCAAATGATGTTATAATAATGTTTTAATTGAATGTTTTTTCGCAACAAAATGTTCTGATATATTCAAAATTTATGTATTTTTGAAACATAAATATAAAACATTAGATATCTACACTAGTTACAAAGGTATGTCTGAATTTATTACTATCCAATCACCTATAATAAAACCATCCAATTCGCTAGAATATTTGTTTGAAAAAACTCTCACAATAACAGAAGGTATAGACCCAATGCATACAAAAAGAGATTATCTTAAAAAAATTATCAATGTTAATGAATATGTTAAGAACTGTGTGTCAAATAAGAAAAAAGACGATAACTCTCTTTCTTCATTGATAGAAAGGTCATTATCACAATCGGATTGTATCAAACTTGGCACAGGTATTGAAAAGATATTAAAAGATATCATTCTTGATCAAAATAAGAAAATTATTGATATAAAACCAAAGAATGATAAGGGTAAAAAAGAAAGGGACCATCTTTTTGTCGACGAACAAGACAAGATTGTTTATTATGCAGAACTTAAATCAAACCTATTTCTTGACACAGAAAAATGCAAATCTACAGCAAGTAAGTGTATAGAAATACAAAAAGAACTAGAAATTTTACATCCAGGATATACTATTAAAATGCATCTTGTTGGACTTAGATATTACGAAAAAGATGAGATACCAAAGATTGTTGCTTCAAAATACTATCTTATTAAAGATAATTTAGTTGGAATTAAGGAATATCTAACTGAATTAACACATAACTTTTCTTTTGAAAATGCTATAGAATATAAGGCTTTTCTTAACGAATTGGCGAATGCAATGTTTGATACATTAGTCGACGATTAATAGTTCTTTATAACCAAATGTTTTGTATTAATTTCATCACCTATTCTATTTCCGTATAATCTAAACTTGTAATTTTTGTCATATTCATCAACTATATAATCCTTATATAGCGCTGTAATAAAATCTGTTTTACCAATTATCATAAGACATTTATTTTTTGTCTCCTTAAAAAGATTAGCTAAATGTTCTTGTTCTTTTTTGCCAAAATGACAATATCCATAATCTGTAAATTCACTATCATACGGGGGGTCTAAGAAAACGAAATTATTTTCATCATTGAAATTTTCGAATATGTAATCATATCCTTTGTTTAAAATTGTTGTACGTGACAACAATGTTTCGTAATCTGATAGCAAGATATCTTCATAATTAATTGATTTATATTTACCAAATGGAATATTAAATTTTCCATTTTTGTTGTATCTGAGCATACCTCTAAAACATGTTTTGCGTTGATAATAAAATCTTTTTGCACTATCAAGAGAATTAGTTACATCCATTCCATCTCTAATTTGATAATAGATTTCTTCAGTATTTGAATTTTGTTGCATAAATTCATATATACTTTTAGAATTTCCATCTCCGATGTTTTTATAAAGATCTATTAATTCAGTATGTACATCACTAATAACAGCTCTTTGTGGGTTTAAGTAAAAGAATACAGACCCGCCACCGACGAAAGGTTCTATATATGTATCATAATCTAGTGGAAAGTATCTTTCAAAATGTTTTATTTCGTCGCTTTTACCTCCACTCCATTTAATAAGAGGTTTTAACTGTCTATTTTTTAATGTGTTAGTATTAATAATATTTTGTAATTCATCTTTGTTTTTTGAACTATATTTTGTGACACCAAGCTCTTTGCATTTTTGCAATAATGCTTTTCTACTTGTCATAATAGTAATAGTTAAGATATCCTTTATATTATTCATTTTTTTTGTTTTGCTTTAACAATATTATTTTATTTATTGTAACTTTAAGGAGGCCTCATTTTGAGTACATAATTAAAATAAAACTTAAAATTATAAAACTTTCTAGAAAATTTCAAAAAAATAAATTATGTACTCATTTTGTAAACTCATAATAAAATACAAAATAATATTATAATATAAGTATCATATCACACATATAATTAACATTTAACCGTATTATTTTGTATTTTTTATAATATCATTCACCATATTATAAATTTCCTTGTATTTTTCATCATCCTTGTGATATATCTTCATTAGTTTATGTTTTATAAATTGAAGCACTTCTTCGTTTTGTATATCCTGTGTAAGACCTATTTCATTCTCACTGCAAAATAATAGTAAATAACCTGAATTATCTTTGACAAGTTTGGAAGATACTATAGATATATTCTTTTCTTTCCATGAATTATTTTCCAATACCCTACATTTGTTTTCTTTTGTATAAACAATGTTATTATTTTCTGGAAAGTTTTTATCAAAATGTTTCTTTTCAATGTACAATGGAATAGTATTGATATCAGACAACAACATTTTAACAATTTCATCATAAGAAATATGATCTAACCTTTCCTTGCCAAAGTTATTTATGAATATATTATTTTGAGTATTATTTTGAATATTATTTATAGTTTGATTATGAATAATATTTTGAGGATTAGGTTCTCTAGCATGAATAATACTTCTTGCCTTGCAATTGTTTGCTTTTATATGTCTTGATTTATGATGTCTATTTGAAAAAGAAATCATGCATTTAGGACAAGTTAATTCATCAATACCCTTACACTTTATTTCGTGTATAATTAATCTTTTTTTGGTTTTATAAATTTTATTACATTTTTGACAAAATAATTGAGGGGTAACATTTTGTCCATTTGGGGTAACATTTTGTCCATTTGGGGTAACATTTTGTCCATTTGGGGTAACATTTTGTCCATTTGGGGTAACATTTTCACCGTTATTTGAACATATAAAATTATCATCATTTAAATAATGTTTGACATTGATATGACGTGAATAATTATATTTTCTATCTGTAAAATAATTACAATGCTCGCATTTATACATTTTTAAAAATGAGCAGTGCTCGTTTATATCTAATTTAATAAGCTAATTTAATATTTATATACTCATCGCCGCACCATGTTTTTGCTCATTTACCCCCCTCTCTCTCCCCCCCCCCTCTATATTTTTTTATGAACATGAATTACATTTTTTTATAATGCTACTTAAGTATCATTATATCGAGTGAATAATATCCATTACATTATCAAAAAGAATTGTACTTCTTCCGATATCTTTATTTATAATATGAAGAACAATATCTTTGTACGTACATATAATGTCATCATCTACAATGTACATATATGCGATATATATTATCACAAAAATGTATGAAAATATGATATCATTATAAAATATTTTTTCTTTCCAAATAAGTGCAATAGGTATTAATTTTAAAAAACTATTTATAATAATAAATGTAAATAGTCGCGTGTTATCATTGCTTTTCAATGCAATATATATACTACTTAACATTGTAAAACTATAAGCTATACATAGTAATATAATAGGATTGTAGTGTGTTATACCAAATAAATATATCCACGAATAAACTACAATCCATGCAGATAATAATCTATCTGGTGATATAATACTCCTCATTTACTATATTGTTTTTTATTTATTGTTGTAATAATACAAATTCTTTTAGATTGGATATAATATATGTAAAAAAATGAAATATACATTTAATATAGAATTACATTCAAAAAATATGAGCCAGAATTCCGAAAAAGTAGTAAAAAAAAGGCAATATATAAAAAAATTAAATCCAGAAAAGCAAATACAAAAAGAGTTAAGAAATAGTAAAAACAATAATAAAGGTATTATAAATAATCTTAAGATTTTACAAGAATTTGAAACTATAAATAAAGAACCTTTCAAAGCAAATGCATATGAAAAAGTAATTGATGCTATCGAAATGTATGGTAAGCATATAGAGACATCTGAAGAAATAAAAAATATCAAAGGTGTTGGTAAGAAAATAGAAGACAAAATAATTGAATTTATTACAACAGGTAAAATGCATGCTGCAGATAATGCTTTGCAAGACCCTAAATATATTTTAGGGAAGAAACTTCATGGTGTTTATGGTATTGGTCCTGTAAAAATAAGCGAATTATTAAATATAATATCATCTTTTGATGAACTTAAAAGTAATCCAGGGCTTTTAAATGATAAACAAAAAATAGGTCTTGTATATTATGATGATATGCAAAAACGTATCCCTATTGCAGAAGGGAAAAAACATTTTAAGCTACTTGATAAGACTTTGAAAAAAATAGATAAAGACATTGTATTTGAAATGGTTGGTAGTTACAGAAGAAAGAATAAGGATATGGGTGATATTGATATTTTAATTAAAAACAAAGAAGGGGTAGATTTAAAAGTAATAATAAATACTCTACGATCTTCTGGATATATTTTAGAGAGTTTGGCATCTGGTAAAAATAAATTTATGGGTATATGTAAATTATCACCAGATTTGCCGGCGCGTAGAATAGATATTCTTGTCGCTGAACCAAACTACTATTATTTTGCATTATTGTATTTTACTGGTTCATACACGTTTAATATTTACATGAGAAGAATAGCTTTACAAAAAGGTATGTCATTATCTGAATATGGTTTCAAAGATAATAAAACAAAAAAACTTATAGATACATCAAATATTATAAAATCAGAAGAAGATATATTTAATTATATAGACATTCCATATACAATACCTAGTAAAAGGTAAACAGTCAAGATTTATTTTACATAATTTAATATCATTTAATATCATTTATTTTTTAGTAGTCTATCAACTTTACCATTAAGCTTTTTCATATATTTTGCAATACCCTTAATATTGTTGCTATGTGATCGAATATTTTTTCTTGTATTTAATTCTTTCATAGACATTTTATATTCATAACTTTCATCTGTATCACTTTCATCTGTATCACTTTCGTCTGTATCTGGAACATAATCAGGGTCATTAGGATCATCACATTCACAATCGTCGCATTCACAATCATCACATTCACAATCATCGCAATCATCACAATCATCGCAATCATCACAATCATCGCAATCATCGCAATCATCGCAATCATCGCATTCGTCATAATTGTCATAATCCTCACATTCTAGATCATCGTCGTTTGATACTTCACTTTCATCTTCGATAGAATGATATCTAAAATTTCTAGTCTTTGTCATAGCTCTAGTACCCTTTTTCATAATGTTTTTATCAATATGAACATATTTAACACCTGCATACTTTAGATATCTATCAAAATCTTCTCTGTTAATATTATATGAATCTGCGATATGATAGCGCATTTTATACAAGTATTTATAAGAATATTTTGAACATAGTTCATATTTTACAAATCTAGCTTGAACAGCATCTTTGGATCTTTTCAATTCTACAGCAATTGGATCAAAGCTTTTATATGTTTTATACATATTAATGAGCTTCTTATTTTCATTTTCTGTCCACATCTTGTTATGTTGTACGTTAAACTTACCAGACATCTTTGTTTGTATATGATATATCTATATACATTATAATCATTTTTTATCATCATTTAGCAATTTTTTTTACTTTTTGATACCAATATATAAGGGTTTATTTACTTTATAAATAAATGTCTCTTATAATTTACTCAAATAATGCAAATAATAAACTTATTTTAGCATATATATATGATTGTTTGATTAAATCTGAAAAAATTACAGGTAGTTATTTAAGATGTGATCAAGAATATATTAATGATTATAATTTTCGTGGGGAAAAACGTTTTTTTCATTCAATAATTCCTAAAAATGGAATTTATACATTAGATAATATACAAATAGATATTCATGATTTTATCGTAAATAATGAATTAGCTGTAATAAAATACAAGGAAGAACTGTATAATATTAAAGAGGTGTTGTTTACAGCAGATAATAATAGTATTATAAAAGCCTTCTTGGAAAAAGCTATAAATTCGAAACATAAAGAAATTGAAAACTTAAATACTATATCAAATAGCAAATTAGTTAAGAAAATATTTAGAAGTTACTGTTGGATAAATCATTCTACTATACCAAAGAGAGAATTAGATACTATATTTTTAAAAGAAGGTCAACTTGATGAAATTAAGGATGCAATTATGTCATTTGTAAACAAGAATAGTTATAAAGATTATATAAGACACGGAATACCTTATAAAATGAACGTATTATTGAGAGGATCTCCAGGTGTAGGTAAAACATCTTTAATACATGCAATGGCTTCATTATGTGAAGCTGATATTTGTATGCTTAATATAAATCAAGATCTAAAAGAGAGTGAAATGTTTGACGCGTTCCGATCAATTAATGATTCTAATAAACTATCTATTGTAATTATAGAAGATATTGATTGTATTTTTAATGACAGAAAGGTTCACGATTCACATAAAAACCATATTACTTTGCATGGTCTATTAAATTGTTTGGATGGATTTAATAATCAAGAAGGACTTATTTTGGTGCTTACTACAAATTTTCCAAATAAATTAGATGATGCGTTATTGAGATCTGGACGTATTGATTTAGATATAGAATTGACATTGTTAGATAAATATCAGGCAAAAAATATGTTTATGTCCTTTTTTCCAGATGAAAAAGCTTTTGAAATATTGTGGGGAATGATTAATAAATATAGTATACAACCAAGTACATTTCTACAGTTTTTATTTAATAATAGAAAAAGTAGTAATATTAAAGAAATGTTTTCTGAATTTGTAAATGTTCTTAGTAAAAAATCCGAAAAAGAATGCAATATATATACATAAATATAATATACCCATTATAAATAGAATTATGGGTGGTAAAGGAAGTAAACCAGAAGCAGATGAAATAAAGCCTACGCTTATGTCTATATCTAAGCAATCAAATATATATTCCTTTGATAAAAATAAAGAAGCTTTTAGTAATATATACGATAATCATCATAAAAATGTATTTGTTGTTATCATTTTATTAATATGTTTTTTAATATTTATTACACTTACATATAGTAAGAGTTTTATTTGTTACGTAAAATCAATTCAAAAAACTCTAAATCGTGTTGAATAATAGAATCTTTATTGAAATTATTTTTAAAAATTTTTTTGTACTTAGTTGCAGCAAGATAGTATGGATGTTTGGTATTATTTTTATACATGTATAATATTATATTTATATTATTATTTATCATTTCTCGCGTTTCCTTAAAACATTTTTTTAATTGACAATCAGCTAATTTAGATTTTGTATTAATCGAAAAAAGATCTTTCATTTTCTTAATATATTTTTCAATTCGTTGATTATCGTCTAACTTTTTATCTATACTTATTTTTAATATATCATTACGATATTTATCTAAAAAAGGACGCATTTCATTCAATTCTTTAGCACATTTAATATTCAGACAATATTCTACTTTTTTAATACCTAAGGCTTTTTTTAACACCTGAAGCTTTTTTAACACCGTCGGCTTTTTTAACACCGTCGGCTTTTTTAACACTGAAGCTTTTTTAACACCGTCGGCTTTTTTAATAACATCGGCTTTTTTAACACCGTCGGCTTTTTTAATAACATCGGCTTTTTTAACACCTGAAGCTTTTTTAACACCTGAAGCTTTTTTAACACCTGAAGCTTTTTTAACACCTGAAGCTTTTATCATTTATCTATTTACACCAACTGAAAAAAAACTATATGAAATAAGTAACTCAAATTTCTTTCTAGTTCAAACATTATATCAAAAAGCAAAAGTCCAAATACTTATGATGACATACAATCAGTAATAAAAGACATTATTAAATACAACATAACAAAAGAACGTCTAATAAATTATCCGAAATATAGTTTTAGAATGTATAAAAATAAGTAAGGTTTGTCTCATTTTTCTTTTCTGTTGGTGTAAATGTAGATATTTTTCATATAAAATTTATACATATTTAGCTATACAAAATTAGATGAATATTATAATAGATAATAGAGAAAGTGCTCTGTATAATGAAATAATTGAAAGAGATATGGATATATATAAGGATCATATAACATTTTCAAAAGAAAATTTGGATTTAGGTGATATACATATTAAATATAATGATATTTTTTATGTTTTTGAAAGAAAAACAGTACCTGATTTATTATCTTCAATACAAGATGGGCGATATAAAGAACAAAAGGCTAGATTATTGTCAAATGTGGCATTAAATTCTATAACATATATTATTGAAGGTGATAATATTACATCAACACAGTCATATAATAAAAATAAAACGGTTCTATTAGGTTCTTATTTACATACATTATTTAGAGATAATATTCGAATATTGTTTACTAAAAATATATCTGATACAAACACATTAATACTAACAATTGCAACTAAAATTATAGATAACCCCTCAAAATTTGTGGCTAATACTAATATAGAAACGAATTACACGGACAATATTAAGTTAAAAAAGAAGAAGATTGATAATATAGATCCAAAAACCTGTTATATCATGCAATTATCACAGATCCCTCATATATCAAATATAGTTGCAAAACAAATAGCGTCAATATATCCATCTATGATAGATTTAATTACATCACTTTCAAATTGTAATGATAAAATAGCTTTACTTTCGAATATAGATAAAATAGGGAAAGAAAAAGCAAAAATTATTGTAAAATATTTATTTCATTAAAATATATGTAAGAACAAAGTATCATGTATACATATAAATTATAAAATATAATATATGGAATATGAAAATTTAATACAAAATATAATAAAACATGATAAAGAAAAAAACGATGAACCATTTTATATTATAGATCTAAACAATGTAATTACACAATATGCTAAATGGCTAGATAAGTTACCAAATATTAAGCCATATTTTGCAGTCAAGTCCAATCCTGATATAAAAATAATAAAGCTCTTAGCTGAACTAGGTTGTAATTTTGATTGCGCTTCTAAAAATGAAATTTCTAACATATTAGATATAATAGATAATCCTGTTAGAATAATTTTTGCTAATCCGTGTAAAATTCCTTCTCATATTAAATATGCTTGCGAAAATGATATTGACATTATGACATTTGATTGTATTGAAGAGTTAGAGAAAATACATAAAATATCAAACAAAGTCAAACTTTTGTTACGTATATGCGTTGATGATTCAAATAGTAAATGTAAATTTAATACAAAATTTGGATGTAGATTAGATGATATATATTTAGTAATAAAAAGAATGAAAGATCTTAAAATGAACTTTACAGGTTTTAGTTTTCATGTAGGTAGTGGTTGTCAAGACCCTAGTAGTTATTACAGTGCTTTAAAAGATTGTAAATATGCATATAATATAGCAAATCAGTTTGGTTTTCAAGTATCTATAATAGATATAGGTGGTGGTTTTCCAGGTATAGATAAAAATATTTCATTTCGCGATATATGTGCTAATATTATAAAGGCGCAACATGATTTTTTTGCAAAAGAAATAGAAGGTGGGCTAATTGAATTTATAGCTGAACCAGGTAGATTTTTTACCGAAGCTACACATACATTGGTATTATGTGTTATAGCTAAAAAAAAAGAAAATAACAAATTTAAATACTACTTAAATGACGGTGTATATGGATCCTTCAACTGTATATATTATGATCATCAAACGCCTACATTAATACCGTTAAAATATAAAACAGAAACTGAAACATTATATCAATCTACATTCTTTGGTCCTACATGCGATAGTATGGATATCATTTATAAAGATATTGATTTTTGTGAACTGAATATTGGAGATTTATTATATGTAAAAAATTATGGATCTTATACATGCTCTCCTAGTACTAAATTTAATGGGTTCTTTGTTGACAAACACATATATATACAACCTAATCAAAATACTTAAATGTTATGGTATTCATACGGGTTTTAACTCGAATTGAAACATATCCTTTATTTCGAATAGCGTCTTAAATCTTTTGATTTTCGCAATATCATTAAGTTTACCAGTATCTAGATTATCAAATGCATTTTCCAATATATTTACATTATTATTTTTAACAGTATTAACTAGTTCATTATATTTTGCTAAGCATATATTGTACTCCTTGATAAAAGGTGCATTATTCAATGTAATAATATACTTTGAGGATTTGCCAGATGCAATGACAGAAGTTATAATATTTTCAATTTCAATTTCTTTTGTTGTACAATTCTCATTTTTATATGTCCAAATTTTCTTACCTTTATCTTTTATACACGCTTCTGAAGATATTTTACCAGTTTTCCTCTCATTTGTCACTTTGATATTAACCTTACATAATTCAACAGGTATGATATTATCAATACTTTCTAGAATTTGAGATTGTTTTACTTGAACTTTAGCAGAATTCATAATAACCGGCTCTGTAATTTCATTTATAATTCCTTTTTTTAGTAATGATTTCTTTACCTTTCTAATTTTTGGTTCTGCTAGCATATTAATAAATTTATCAAATAATAATTCTTTTACCATATTCGAACGCAAATTTTCTATTCTTGTTTTTCTTCGTGTTTCATTAATATACATAGGTTTTTCTAGTAAACTATTTTCAACATCACACCAATATTGATGGTTTTTGTCGTAACCAGGTAATTGATCTAAACATAACGAATACAATTGTAATACTGGTTTCATAACTTGATTAGTTATGTAATGTAAATAATCTGGTGTTAGATTATTCTGAATAATATAATCAGGGTTTTCAATTCTGTCTCCTTGTAATGCAGTTGGATTATTTACTTTGATATAGACAAACGGAACTCTGTCATTTACTACTGGTCTATTTCCAGGATCTCTTGCACCAATTCTATCTGCGAGCACTTTATGAGCTATTTTCGAAGGATCTTTATAAGATGCTCTTAGACTTTTAGAAATTACTAGCTCATTTATTGGTGTTTTTCCATTCACAAGATCATTCAACTCTTCTTGTAAGAATTCAATAGATAATTGCAGATCTTGATTATTTAAGATTATATCGATAACACCTCCGAATATTTTTTTTACGATCTGAGCATTATCTCGTCTTTTCAATACAATTCCCATAGATTTTTGTTTAAATTTATTTATATCATTTTCATATAAATTACCAACATATCGCTTTTTACTAAATAGGATGAAAGGATACATAGATTTTTCATAATTCAATTTCTGAGGGTCTGGCATAATTTTTACAATATTTTTCTCAACATGTTTACCTATTTCAATAGCATAAGGTAATGCATCCTTACCATATACCGAATTACCATTTTCATCCTTCAAAGGGAATTTGCAAAATATAGAATCAGTGTCGCCATATATAACTTCTGCATTATAATTAGTTTCAACAAAGTCCTTTGCTAACATAATCATTTCTCTACCGGTTGCAGTAGTACATGCTGCAATGTCTTTTAGATAAATAGACGATGTTCTAGCACCAATTTGACCATACAATGAATTTGCTGTAATCTTGTAAGCCAATTGCAAAGAATCAAATACATCTTGTTCAAACTTATTATATGTATCTCTTACTTTTACAATATCTGATTTTTGAACAGTAATAATTTTACAATTATCAATATTATTATATTCTATTACATCACCTTTTTCAGTAGGAAATCCAATTATTTCAGTAGCATCTTTCAAAGTTACTGTTTGATACTCTATTTTTTTCCTTGTATTTTTTCGCTCTTGTAAGAGCATATTCAAAATTTCGGGAATAATACCTTTTCTACCGTCTTTGTATTGCGCGAAAATACATTCTTTTACACCAATTTTTTTCTTTTTATCACCACTACCTTCATATAAGTCATAATACACTTTCTCATAGTTTATATTAGGGTCATCTATCATATATTTTTTGTCTAGAATACATGTATCATGTGATAAATTCCGCGCGATCATTGAAGATGGATATAGAGAACCGTAATCAAATACTACAATAGGTTCATTCAAATAAATTCCTTCTTTTGGTTCTAAAACCACAGCTCCTTCATAACCATCTTCTTCGTTATCTGCATTTTCTACATATGACCTTATCGCAGGAATAAGAGCATCTCTATCCATACATTGTTTAGCCACTAGAGAAAAGATTTTAATACCTTGACCCCTACGAAACAGAAAGTTTAATGGGACCAGACATACATTACCCATACCAATATTATTTTCTAAAATCTTTAGTTTATGCATAAGTTTATTCACGAGACAACAATCTTGAATACAATATTTTGCAATAACACATCTATCCTCAGCATTTCCTCGGAATTTTTCAAAGATTTCATTAGGTTTCAAATCATCTTTTTTATCACCTAAGAATATAGTGGCTACATTATCAAGTTTATAACTATCGAGTTTTTGTTCCCTTTGCATTACCTTAAGCAGATCTATAATAACAGTCCCGTCCATATCGAGATATTTTAAAATGTTATCTCCCAAAGCAGACGATGATAATTTTTGTTCAACTAATGAACATTTTCTTGTTATCAATCTACCCAAACCTATGCGAAATTCGTCTATAATCCCTGTTTCAATTGCCCTATTCCAAATATATTCCATATCAAAACCAAATATATTGTATCCAGTAACAATATCGGAATTTAAATTGTTCATGAGTTCCTTCCATTTTGTCAAGACCTCTTTTTCGGTTTTACATGCAACTACATCACAACCATCAATATTATTGCATGTATTTAAAGTAATAATATTTTTATAAATAATGTCATCTGATCCATAAATATGTACAGTTGTACCTATTTGAATAATCTTATCTCCTTCCAATTGTGGTAAAACTTTATCCAATAAACTCGTAATTTTTTCTTCTTCTTCGTTTAATTCCCTAACTGTTAATTTACTGATTTGTTCTTCATCTTCGTGATCATCGTTCTTATCATTTGAAACAGATGATGAAATAGTATCTAGAATTTTTATAATATTATTGATGATAGGTTCTAGAAGCTTAGGAATTGTTTTAATATATTCTGAAGTCATCTTTTGTTTTGCATATACTCTGTTGATTTTTAAATTTGTTGCTTCGTCAATTACAATATCGTCTATAAAAATGTTTTGAAGCCAACTAATTAAATAATCTTTATCGTATTCGTATCCTGCTTTTACAACAAGAGCTAAATCTTGCACTACCTTACTATAGTTTTTAACTGCTTGTGGAAAATCACCATGACTGCTTGAACATTCTATATCAAAAGAAGTAATCACTAATGGAGCGATTTTATTTACTTCGATAGGAATGATATTATTATATTTGACATTTATATTATAATCGCATCTACTAATATCATCACCCAATGTGTAATTCTCAATACGAACCCATCCACATGGTTTAATATTCTGAATATGAATGTATTTTAGGAAGGGGTCGATATTACTTTCATAAGTTTTATAACCATGTATTTCGAGAGTCTTAAAATAATATTTCAATGAAGTAAATAGCTGCAAAGATTTAACTTCTATTTTCATAAAACGAAATATCTTATTGTTTGTAAATCCCCAAAAATCTTTCTTCATTACAGTTGTAACATCTTTAAAATGATGAACAATTTTATTTGGAATTATTCGCCTATCATATTCTTGACCTCCTTTAAACCTGCATTTATATGTATTTGTTAATAATGTATTCTTAAATTCTTCAACCTTTTCACCAAATGATGTATCATTTAATTTTTCCCATGTTTCTGGAGGTTTAATGTAAAGATACGGAATGAATTTTTCTACATTTACACATACAGTTGACCCATTATTACACGCACCATACAATAATATAGTATAAAGTTCGTCACTATCTCGTTCTTTATCCTTATCTGCTTCAGGAACATATATATCTGTAATCTGAAATTCCAAGGGATATTTCTTAGGAACAATCGGAGGATAAGGCTTTCTCGGAAAATCCATAATATAGTATCAAATATAAATGTTAAATAATAATCATTTTTTTATTTATTATAGTAAATATATAGATAATGGAATTAGGTATTGAGGGGTTGATTATACTTATATTATCAATTTATGGATTATATTTGCTACATAATTATTATGTTAACAAAGGTTTAACTACAGTAAAAAGTGAAATAGATCAGAGAGAATATACTGTTCAAATTCGTGATGATTCCAAAGAAGCTGCGGATTTAATAGCTAAAATTAGACAGAAATTAGTATTATTTGTAGAACATCTTGGTAAAACTTACAGCGGAGATTCACGTATAGAAATGTTAAAACTTAACTTTAAACCAGATAAATTAAAAGAAGGTATTGATACGCCCGGATATACAAGTTATTCTATTAACAAAGGTGAGCAGATTATTTTATGTCTTCGGAGTAAAGATAAATTAGTTGATATTAATACTATGATGTTTGTTGTTTTACACGAATTGGCTCATTTAGCAACAAAAAGCATTGGACATACAGAAGAATTTTGGAATAATTTTCGATGGATTTTAGAAGAAGCAATGAATATTGGAATTTATACAAAACAAGATTTTAAAAAAGAAAATGTCGAATATTGCGGAATGACAATAACATCATCACCGTTAGATACGTAAAGAATTATATAAGAAATATTTGATAAATAAATAATAACTTATGAACTGTATAATAGACAAAGCAACTTCCTCGCAAGTTATATTAATAATGCCAATTGGATATTTGATTAGTATTGTACTATTCAAAAAATTCATGACAAATAGAAGTCCATATCAGTTTAAATATTTCATGCAAATATATAACATTTTACAAATTACATTGAATTTATACATGATTAATGGTCTTTATATACTTCCTTGGTTGTCAAATACCCCTAATTTATTTGGTATTAATTCATTATATGATAAAAATATACAATATTATGTATTTATTCATTACTTATCGAAATATCTAGATTATTTTGATACATTTTTTATGATATCAAAGAAAAATAATAGACAACTCACATTCCTACATATATATCATCATACAACAATTGGAATGATATGGGGGTTTATAATTCGTATAGGTCACGGGAATGGTACTGCAGCTTTCGGTTGCTTAATTAATAGTGTTATTCATGCCATAATGTATAGTCATTACTTATATACATCATTTGGATGGAATAATCCATTCAAAAAATATATAACTCAAGTACAGTTGTTACAATTTCTATTATGTATTATACATTCAATTTCTGTACTGTTATGGGAAACGGTATATCCTCGTAATATTGCATGGCTACAGTTTGTATATCATATTCAAATGATTATTTTATTTAGCAATTTTTATACAAATAGTTATAGAACTATTACATTGTAAAAGTAAACTAAATATATATTTTTTCATAAAATGAGTACTTATTTTTTATATTATAAACTATTTACCTATTTAAGGTAATGTTGAATTATAATAAATATATTAATAAATGTACTTTGAACTGAGTTGTTTAGATGCATATAAAGAGATATTAGAATTTCATAATTTTCTATTGTCATTCTTTATGTTAATGCCTGTTATGAAGTATGTGCAAAATTATACTTTAAGAAATAATCAAACCATACAAAGAAAGATAAATCAATATACTAGTTGGAATATTTATATGATAATAGCTCACTATATAATACAAAATCATTACAATATAAATAATATTTATGTATCAAAATTTATTGCATTAAATTCATTACATATATTTTTGGTTTATCACGGGTTTGTTATATATGATAAAAGAATTTTATTCGAGATATTAGACAATCCTAAAGCATTTTTGTTAAATATTGGTGTGTTTCAGAATACTTTTGCACATATTGAATACCTTATTATAAATTTTTTTATTCACATTTTACCAGTATATGTATATTGGAACTTTATATTTGAACCTTTACCAGGAATAACGATATCAAATATGACTATTTACACAACACTTTTCAAGTTCATGTGGGCTTTAAATATCTTCGGAAGTTTTGATGTAATTTCAATATATTCTCCGTCCTTCGACTTTTGTTGTATAAAGCTTTTCAATATGGTCTTAATTTTTGACTACGGACTTGGATTTTTATTAGAAAATTATAAACATTATCTTGTAATATAAAATCTTATTTTTACTAATATATATATAAACATATATATTATAAATAATTACAAATGATCCCAAAAATAATACATCAAACTTGGAAAGATAAGTCCTTACCTCCTATTTTAGAAGAAATTGTTGAACATAATAAAAGGTTGCTTATAGATAATGGGTACAAATTTCACTTATGGACAGATGATGAAATTATCGAACTTATAAAAAACAAATATCCTAATATTTTAACACTTTTTGAAGCATCTATAACAGGTGTACAACGTGGTGATATAGCAAGGATATTATTAGTACATCATTACGGAGGGATATATATAGATTTAGATATCCTTATTATTGAAGATCCTATTAATATTATTGATATGAATAATGATAAACTATATATAACTTATGAACCAGCTGCACAAACTATGAAATTATATAATAAATGCGATTATTTATGCAATGCGTTTTTCGCAGCAAATGCAGGAAATAATATGCTTAACTTTGCTATACAAAATATGCATGCAGTTTTTCAGCGCAATGGGCCTAAAATTTTTAGATCATTTGATATTTTCGGAGGATCATATTTAAAAAATATTATTGATACGTATATTGATCATCAAAAATATATAAATATTATTGAAAACCGTGATTTAATTTTTCCAATCAATGATCTAAAACTTAATAACTTACCATGTTCAAAGGGTGATTGGGATATGGTTAAATCAGGGTATTATGGTCCAAATATTGTAATGGTGCATTATTGGATACATGGAGATTTTGAATCTAAAACCCTATTACAAAATTTTAAAGTAAATAAGTTAATAGACATACACCAAAACATGTATAAATTTTTTTCAACCTTATACCCTTCAATAGCAAAAGAAATGTTAGAATAGTACAAAAAAATACAAAAAAATGATATATATATTGTAGAATATATTACTGAATGATCTTTCATAAAACCCTTAAATATATTATTTGCCTAAATATATTTATGTTTTCAAGAGGGTTTGCATCAAATACAATTAAATGTACAAATTTGATAAGACATGCAATTATTTTCGATAAAAAAATGCCATCATTGTATCTTGAACACGATTTTGACGTAGATGATAAATTGAAGAGTGACGTTTATTCAATTGAACATATATTTCCAAGATCGCATATTAGTTCAAAACATGTAAATGATATGCATAATGTTATCAAAACAACAAATACATTGAATGTAAATAGATCAAATTATAAATATGTCGACGATTATAATAAGGATGATATTAATTGGATAAAACTAGATTTTGAAAATTATGTAAATCATAAGAAAAAACAATTTATACCAAATAAATCATCACGTGGATTTATATCACGGGCTATATTATATATGCATAAAGAATATGCTTATAATCCCGAAAAAATAATCAGCAAAGATATTTTAACAAAATGGTTTTATGAAAATCCTCCCACACAAGAAGAAAAATATCATAATTATCTCGTTAAAAATATGCAAAATAAAAATAATGTGTTTGTTGCACACTATAATAAAAAAAAGTCTAATGTTGCGAAATATATAGATATGATGTAGATATGATATTTATGATATATACATATAAAAAAATGATTGATGTATTTTTTTTATATTTAATATGTTGAATGTTAAACAACAATATGCCACAGACGAAGTTTTAAAAGGTCAAAACATACTATTAACTGGACCTGCTGGAACAGGAAAATCATATACAATTGAATATATTATAAATTCTTTGAAGAATAACAATAAAAATTATGGTATGACTGCAACAACAGGAACAGCTGCTGTTCTTATAGAAGGGCAAACATTGCATTCTTTTATGAAAATAGGATTAGGAAATGGTAGTATTATAGATAATATTAAGAAAATCAAACGACATCATGGAACATTTAAGTGTCTTGCAGAACTTGAAGTACTTATAATAGACGAAGTTTCAATGTTAGATGCCGAATTATTCGACAAAGTATCTGATATATTTGCTTATATAAAATCAAGTCATTTTAATGACAAAGAATTGCAAAAAAAACCGTTTGGAGGACTTCAGATAATTCTAGTAGGAGATTTTTGCCAATTAGCACCTGTTAATGGATTGTATTGTTTTCTATCAAAAACATGGGATAAATTATCAATTAAAACTATAGTTTTAGAAGAAATTATAAGACAAGAAGGAGATTTATTGTTTATAAAACTATTACAAATAGTACGTAAGGGAAGATGTACAGATAATATACTTAATGTTTTAAGTAAATTGAAAAATACACAGTTTCATACTGATATTATACCTACGCGTCTATATCCTATAAATATAGATGTTGATAAAATTAATAATATTGAAATTGCAAAATTAAAAAGTAAGGGTAATCAATCTAAATTGTATAAAGCAATATGTATTGAAAATAATAACAAGTCTTCATCAGTATTAGATGTAGAGTTAACATATGGGTCTCAAGTAATTATTAATAGAAATATAGATATATCAAATGGTCTTGTTAATGGTAAAAGAGGTGTTATAACATATCTTGGAGAAGATCATGTAATTATTCGAGATGTTAATAATAACGCATTTAAAATTGAATATTACAAAGATATAAATGAAAACTCGTATGATATTTCGCGCAAATGTTATACATCATATGTTTCTCATATTCCTGTTAAAGTATGTTATGCAATGTCAATACATAAATCACAAGGAATGACTATTGATGCATTAGAGCTTGATTTAGGTGAAAATATATTTACAGCAGGACAGGCTTATACTGCTTTATCTAGAGCAAAATCATTAAACTCTATTAAAATCATAAATGTTGTAAAAGAATCATTTAAAATAAACCCATATGTTAAAAAATTTTATAGCAATATATTAGGATGACGAAAACATATACAATAGAGAGTTCAAATATTAATTGCACAGGTGGTAGATACAAATCGAATAGTCCAATGTCAGCTGGTAGAAAGGCTGCTTCGAAACTATTCAAAAAAGCACACAAAAATGCTAAATATAAGTCCTTAAAAAAAATTACATTTTGCATTAGAGAAACAACTAAAGGGAGTGAAAGAAAATTTTTTGATTATCAAGCAACGCGAATTAAGCTAGCAAAACCTTTAGTTCGCGTTATTAATGGTGTTGAAATTATTAATAGATACAAAACAATTGTAAAAGCAGTAGTACATAAGAAGGCTAGTGCGATGAAGAAGGCTAGCATGATGAAGAAGGCTAGTGCGATGAAAAAAACCAAGGGTGGAGACTGCGGATGTAATAAATAAATTTTATTTAGATTTTTTTTATTAAATATTTCATTATATAATTGAAATTATATACTAATAACTATCATAATCACTATAATATTCTTCATTTTCATAATTTTCATAACTTTCATCATAATCATATTCATCGTACATATCATCGTCATTATAATCATTAATTTCACTACTTACATCAGATGTATATTCGTCACTATATTCATATTCATTATTAACTTGTTCGTCTAATGATTGATTACATCTATCTAGCAAATCAGCAAAATATGCAGATTTATTTTGTAAATATAGATAATGCTGTTTAATATCATCTGTTTCATCATAATATTGTTGTTGCAACAATTCTTGTCTTTGTAGCTTTTCTTCATCAAAGAAGAGACTTCGCGGTGGGTTAAAACGTTTGTCAAATGTGTCTTTTACATGTGTTAAATAATATGATCTAAGCTCTTCTCTATAATTGTTTCCAAGATTATTGATTGTAATGAAGCAATCTATTACTGAATTCATACGATACGTTTTAATATCATTAATATTATATTTTTTAGATACAAGATAATTACTATAACTATCATAGTATGTTTTATATGCATCAATTTCATTTAAAAACATTTTTCGATCACTTTCATTATTCAAATACTCGCAAAAATCTCCAAAGTTATTCATATTTTTTTTTGTAAAACTCTAAAATAATGTATTGCTGTTATTAATATATTTATACAAAATCATATCATTTTTTTCTCGCTAAAGACACATTTTATAAGCTTTTAATCAACCTATTCATTATCTCATTCATCTTATCTAGTTCTACATTTTGTGAATGTTTGTACTCTATATATACTGATTTTAAGTCATCTTCTTTTCTTATAATGATAGAAATTCTATTATTAATTTTAAATTCTTTTGTACTATAAGTTGAAATATTATCTATTTCGTCTGTACATGGAAAGATATACGACGGATACTTCTCTAGTTTTGATGATATAATAAATATGTCTGTAGATTTACATCTTGGTATATATTTTGCCATTGTTTTATATTTTGATGATACAATTTGATTGTCATTTGTAAGTTCGTATGTATATATCTTATCTTTCATAGAGTACGATTTGTATGTTTCTTCCTTACAATTTTTAAATCTAGTTTCTACTACCTTTGTAATACTTTCATCTACATTTGTATTAATTATTTTAAAAGGATATTGGCTATCTTGTTTTTCTTGTTTTTTTGGGCAAAAATACAATTCTACGATATTTACATTATCTGTAATATGATTTTGTAAATCAATGTTGACATGTTGATTTTCATACATACTTCTGAAGTATGAATATAATTATATGTCATTTTTTATTGTTATATATATAAAAAAATGATATCTAACATAATTTATTGCGATATACTATAACAATGGTATCAGAATATACCTTGTATAATTTGAATGATGAAATAGAAAAATTTAGTAAAATAGACATTACACTAGAAGATAAAACCGATAAATTTAGTGAAAATAAAAATAATAAACATCATATCAGAGAAACCTTTAAAAAACTTTTAGTAGACAATCTTGGCATGAATGAATTAGAATCAACTGATTTAGAAATAGGTGTTTTTAACGCAACAATTGACTATGCAAATAGTGCTAAAATTCAATTATCGTGGAAATGCCAACTTCTAGTTGAAACATATACAAATATTGCAAGATCAGTTTATTCTAATCTAAATGCAAGTAGCTATGTAGGAAATGAAGATCTTTTACAAAGACTAGTAAGTAAAAAAGAGTTCTTACCACATATGCTTCCTTATATGTTATGTCATGATATTTTTCCAAAAAGATGGAAAAATATTGTCGATAAAAATCAATTGCGGTTTAAAGATGCATACGAGGTTAAACAGGTTGCTATGTCTGATATGATTACATGTTCTCGATGTAAGGGTAAAAAGGTTAGTTATTATGAACTTCAGACACGTTCAGGAGATGAAGCTTCTACGTTATTTATGAACTGTCTTATATGTGGTAAAAAGTGGAAACAATAATAAAATAAAATATTTTGAGTACATAATTAAAATAAAACTTAAAATTATAAAACTTTCCAGAAATTTTCAAAAAAATAAATTATGTACTTATTTTTATATTTAGAATAACTTTTGAGATACTAATACCGAATACTATATCATCTATGCTGTAAGCAAGTTATTATATGATATATTGTATAACCTTTCAAAGGATATATTAAGACATCCTTGCTACTTAAGGAGCCTCATTTTGAGTACATAATTAAAATAAAACTTAAAATTATAAAACTTTCCAGAAATTTTCAAAAAAATAAATTATGTACTCATTTTTATAT